ATAAACTGTGATGATCTACCCTTTTCATCAACAGTAGCAATATACTTATTAAAAGTTGCTTGGTTCTTAGGGTTAGTAAGACCTTTCAACCACTTGTATATTTCAAAGTAGTTGTCCATGTCTTCATTAACTAGAAACCTTAGACTCAAATCACCGAAGGTCATCTTGTCGCCAGGCACAGAATAGTCTTTAACTGGTGTAGGAATCTCTCTTACACCAATCTCAACTTGTGGTATCTGTGCAGATTGACAGAAGTAATCTACGTTAGGTGTCCTACCAATAATAAACTTAAACCCTACAGGAGAGAGAAAGTTTTTATTTTTAGGAGAAAATAAGGTTCCGTCGTATGCCATTAGCAGTTTTTGTTTAAGTCCTCAGCCATGTTGCCACCTATGTTAGCACCCTGTTCTCCACCGAACATTGCTACCCATCCTGCTGCTACCCATCCTACGAATGGTATAGTGCTAAGAGTAGGTGCTGCTGCTGCACCAACAGATGTGCCAACCAGTCTTCCAGTTCCTTCTGCACTTCCAACTGCCTTGATACAGGCAAGGTCTTTCTGTGACAGTTCTGGGTTATTCTTGACAAACGTGTCAAGGTCTGAGATCCATGATCTTGCATTAGATACTGGTGCACCTTGGTTGATCTGACCATCCATAAAGTATTCTTCTACTACCTTGGTAGTTTCATTTGCGAGTCCTAAGAAACCACCCTTCTCTTTGATGTCCTTAGTTATGTACGCTGTCTTGGGATCGTTAGCAGTATAACTGATCTTATATCCCTCTTTGTCTGCTGACACTACGTAAGAAGTATAAGGACCTACAGGTATGTCTAGATCAGGTAACTTACCATCCTTTCTGTTGGCAATCATGCCAATCATACCAATGTGTGATACACCTATTACTACTCCTATTGTAGCAGCAAACCATTTTATCGGTGTCATGATAAAAGATTATATCTGTTTATATTTAGACGCATAAAAAAGGGGAGGTTTTACCCTCCCCGAATCGTAATAATAAAGGATTGGTGCATGACCTTTCCCCCGAACTCTATATAATTATTTACTAAAAAATTTATACCTAGTCGGTCATTTACTTAACAAAAAGAAATGCCTAGTCCCAATCCACTCTCCAAGATTTAATCTTAAAAGGATCTAGGACTACCCACTTTGCATAATGAATACCACGATAACACAGCATGGCAAAGACCCTCTCTGGATCATGTTTTTCTGGATCGTATTCTGGAACTTCGTATTCGTCCCATGTGAATTCTATCTTCATCGTCTTAGCCTCCTGTAACATTATTTAGTGTTAGGAGACCCTTACAAAAAAAGAGGGTGGTTGGATTCCTGTATACCAACAAATAACGGGCATTACTACAGTAGTAAAAACGTTATTGCCTGAGACCCGATTGGTTGATCGGTTCTGCATCGCTGCAGCAGCACCACCTGTGTCTCATCACCTTAACCAGCAGTTGCCAGTAAGTTTATTCAGTCACTCCCATGTTGCGTCCAACATTTATATTATAATACCTTACTATTTATATGTCAACCCCTTCATCTAAATCTTTTTCAACCTTCTTTATTGTCTCATCTAACTGTTGAAAAAACTTATCCATACCTGTCATTTCCTTAAATCCAAACATCTGTGCTGTATCTAAAATATGCTCTTTGACTTGCACAGCTTCTGGGTCATCTGATAATGATACACGGAAGAAGAATAACTTTTGCTTTTCTAAGAATAACTTCAACTTTCTCACATAATCTTTTTTCTCATCGTCACTAAGTATTCTAGGACTTGACATAGTGTGTGCTAGGTCATCTTGTATCTCTGCAAGCTCTGCAAGTGCTGCCCTAACCTGTGCTGATTTAAAAAATTCAGTCATCAATTTTTCCTCTGTACTTGTTCAATTAAATGTTTTTTATATTGTAGCATACTAATATTTAGAAATGGAATATACTTCTTTATTTTTAAACTGACGGATTCCCACACTGGGTCAATCAATTTACTATCGTGTTCTTTAACATATGAGAAGATATTTTCATAGATAATCATCTCTTCGATTGATATATTACTTGAGAGATGTTCTTTGAGTATTGGTGAGTGTCCTTTCTTACAAGAAAAGAACTCTTCGATATCATACTCTTGCACTATACGATCTGCATTACTCTTAAATACCTCAAACAAATTATCCATTTGCTCCGACCACTTACTATATGTCTTCTCTCCACTATCAATAATCAATCCGATCCATACACCTTGGGGATCAAATGTCTGTGTGAAGTTTGCAAGAAAGAAGTTTTGTATCTCTTGTTCTGTTTTCTTTCTTGACATTCTTTCAAAGAAGTATCTGTCCTTTCTCTTATGAAAGGCCGCAGTGGATGCTCTGGAACGACCACGATACTTGAAGTAATCATACTTCTCTTTTGTAAAGTGGTTTTTAAATGCCAGATAAGTTTTGTATACTTCAATCGGGGTCAAATAATTATAAAGGTAATTTTGCTCTGGATGTTTTCTTCATGAAGTTTAATTGTTGTGCATCATATTTTAATTTCTCTTTCAAAGGTTTTGAAATTAATTTTGATACAGCATCTAATTCAATCTTATTTTCCTCACAGAAAGTAATGATAGCATCAATATAGTTAAAGTTATTATCTTTAACTATTTTTTCTACCTCTTCTGCAAATCTTGATTGACAAAGGAACTTCTCCTTCATGATGTCATCAACTTTAGTTGCCATATTCTCTTGTTTTGTGTTCGACAAATTTTTTAATGTACCTGGTAAGAAGTTTAATATACTCACCTTTGTCTCGCTTTTCGTAGACTTTGCATTCTCCATTTTCAGCTACCATAATAGTGATCAATTTTTTAACTGGAATACCAGTCATTTCATAGTACATACATGCGTATGCTGTCTCTTGAACAAAATAGTTCTCGATCCATTCTTCGGGTTTAATTTTGGTTGAAGTCTTAAAGTCTATTACTGCAAGTTCTCCATCATACTCTGCTATGCAATCAACTCGGCCTGCAAGACCAAAGTAATCGCTATATAAAGATTTCTCTAAAGCATGTATGTTATCTATACGATCAAGAAGTTCCTTAGATTGTAAAAATAAAAACTTAGTAGAAGGAAGAACATTATCTATCTTGTTAATGTCTTCATTTTTTAAGTAATGTTCAACTAAATCATGATACTTAGTTCCTCTAAATGTAGATTCTCTAGTTATCTTATTTGCCTTTTCATCACCAACTCTTTTTCTCCATTCATAAAATATTTCACGATTGTAGAAACTTGTAACTGATGTGATAGATGGATATAACTTCCCAGATGGAACTTTGTAAAAACGAGTTCCATCTATACTCGTTGCTTCTAAGTCAGTTTCACCTTTTAAATAATCTAAATGTTTAAACATTACATACCCAGAGCAATTTTAGTAAGAAGATAATTTCGGACGAGTCCAGAACGAACGATATCATTGATATCAAATTCGATTGATTCAAAATCATCAACCATAGATAGGATAATTTTTTTGAAATCTAGAATTCCGTTCCTTTCGTTGGTCTTTACAAGATCAGTTTGTGCAGCATCACCACAGAAAATGATCTTTGTGTTTTCACCAACTCTTGTTATTATACTATCTAATTCATGAAAATTCAAGTTTTGCATTTCATCTACTAATATAATGCAATTATCCATCGTTGTACCACGAATGAATGAAGTGGACCAGAACCCAACTGTCTCTTGAGTTTTCAGTGCACCATAAAGCATTTCAAAGTCCTGATCAGATGGCATTTCAAACATATACTTAACCATATTCTTATATGGAATCTGATATAAGAATGACTTGTCCTCGTGATCACCTGGTAAAAATCCAATCTCTCTTGTAGATACAAGAGAACGAACTACATATACTTTTTCATATGGAGTAATCTCATTTAATACATCTCGAAGAGCAAGATATAATGCTACAAATGTTTTACCAGTACCTGCTGCACCATAGGCAAAAATGTTTTTACCTTTTTCATATGCTTCAAAGAATCTTTCTTGATTCTTAGTCAATGGTTTAATATCAACCATTGCATCAGTATTAATTGGTTTCTTTCTTTTTAGTTGTTTGGCACTCATGCTACCAATCCCCGAAGAGTTTCCGTTTCCGTTTCTTTTTTTAGCTGGCATTAGAATGAATAGTCTCTATTTTTACGAACAGTTGAACCTGGTTGTTTTGATGCTCTGTCTAGCACTTCATTCCAACCACTAGATTTTGCTTCTCCTGTCCATCTAAATTCTCTTGATTGACTGGCACAACCTTCAGACCAATCTTTATCCCATTCTGGATTATCTTTTTTCCACTCATCGTACTCTTTCATAGTCATAGAGAGTTCTTTTTTCTCTCTTGTCTCTTTATGTATTACTGGATATGTGGGCATAAGTTTTTTAAGTTTTGTAAAGTTATTTAGTCCCATTCAAGGGCTTCGGACACAGAGGGGAACTGTTCGGTAAACACCTTTCGGCATCCTTCTGCGATAACCATGTGTTCTTTTTGTGTTCCGTGTGCTGATCTTAGATTAATATAATGAATCCAAGAACGACAAGAACCTGTCATATAGATCTTTGTAGGAGTACAAAGTGGTAATACCATTCTAGCACATTCTTTTGCCACTCCTTCTTCAATCATTTGATTATACAATGCTTGTGAAGAACTGAACAAAGTAATCATCTGACGATTCAATTTATCAACAACCTTCGCATCTAAATTATCTATACTGTTCTGACGATTCTTTGTGTCTTGTCTACGCAACTCTGGTAATTCAATCTCACCTAACTGATTACTC